GCTCGTTCCCCGTTGCCGGCGCGATGGACGACCGCCGCCATCGCCTGTTCAACATGCAGCCTGGCGACACGGCGCAATTCTCGACGCAGGGTCGCAAGCAGCAATTCCACATGAATACGGACGGTGGCTTCTGGCTCGGCCCGCGCGACAAGACCTTGCGCATGGGCCTGCTCGACGAGGACAGCGTTTCAGATCAACAGCAGCAGCAGGGGGCACAGCAAACCGGCGTCTCGGCCCGCGATGGCTCGAGCGGCGGCTCGACGGGCGGCGGCTCGAGCGGCCAGCAGCAGAAGGGGCAGCAGCCACGCTACAAGGACCAACAAAATACTTTTCGGTTTGTCGACGTCAACAAGCAGACCACGCGCATCTCGGGCACCGAAGCCCACATGATGCTCAGCGACGGCGACAGCTACGTGCATTGCATCAACCAGAAAACCTACCTCGGCGGCAACCAGAGCAAGCACTCGTTTGCGCCGGTGGAAACCACGCAAGGACCTTCGGTCAACGTCTATGCGCGCATCGGCAGCCTGGCCGCGGGCGAGGAAGCAGTGATCATCGGCGACGCTGCAGCCGCAAACGCCTCGACGCATCTGTTGCCCGTCGTCCTGGCGCTGCTGCTCGGCATCTCGCTCGGTGTCAACTATGCGGTATGGCCAGCGGTCATGACGAGCGTCGTCGAGCTCGCCAGTCGATGACAGCGCCGAGCGTCGTTCCCGACATCCGGACGGTGCAGGCATTCACGGCGCCGTACTACGCCGTCACCATCGACTGGTCGCTGCGCGACGACGGCACGCTTGACGATACGCAAGCCCTGGCGACCGCGATCGTGGTCGCGCTGGGAACCAACTCGCTCGCCGATATCAGCGATGATTTGCCGGATCCGGATTCGACCAACCGTTGCGGCTGGTGGGGCGACCTCGACGCCGACACGATCTGGAACGCGTGGCCGATCGGCTGCAAGTTGTGGCTGTTGCGGCGCTCGGCCATCGAGACCGTGGCCTCACGCCGCGGTTCGACGGTGGCGCGGGTCATGGCCGCCATCGCGATGGCCATCCAGCCATTCGTCGACAACAAGATTTGTTCGCGGTTCGACGCATCCGCCGAGCGTGTCGACCGCCAACGGATCGATGCCAGGATCGTAATTTACCGCGGGCCCCAAACGACGATCGATCTGCGCTATCAAATTCTCTGGGACGAGCAGCTGGGATAACAACAAATGCCGTGGGAAACACCGACGCTTGCCGCGGTGCGCGGCCTGGTGCGAGACAGCGTCAGCGCCAAGCTGCCGGGAAGCGATGCGACCGTCCCCAATAGCGTCTTGCGCGTCGTGTCCGATGTGCAGGGCGGCCTTTGTCATTTGACGCTGCAATATGTTGATTGGCTGGCGTTGCAGCTCTTGCCCGATACCGCGGAGACCGAATGGCTCGACCGCCACGCTCAGATCTGGCTGGTCAATTCTGACGGCACCGTTGGCCGCAAGCAGCCGACGCCGAGCCAGGGCAGTGTCACCGTCACCGGATTTTCGGGCGTCATCCTGCCGCTCGCGGCCGAGCTCACCAGCGCGAACGGCGTCAATTATGAGACCACCCAAGAGATCACCGTTGGCGACGTCGCCGCGCCGGTCACCGTGCGCGCGATCGACTACGGATCGCAAGGCAATCAGCTGCCCGGCGCACCGCTGGCGTTGGTCAATCCGGTCGCCGGCGTCGATGCCGGCGCCACCGTGGTCACGCTCGATGGTGGCGCCGACCAGGAAACCGACGCCGAGCTGCGCGCCCGTGTCCTCAAGCGCATCCGCGAGCCGCCAATGGGCGGCGATGCCACCGACTACGAGCAATGGGCGCTGGCCGTGCCGGGCGTCACCCGCGCCTGGTGCGCGCCGATGGAAATGGGCGTCGGCACGGTTTCGGTGCGCTTCATGATGGACGATCTGCGCGTCGACAATGGCGGCTTCCCGTTGCAGACCGACATCGACACAGTCTCCGCCTATCTCGCGACCGTGCGGCCGGTGACGGTGAAGGAATGCTACGTCCTCGCGCCGCTGAAGCAGCCGATCGATTTCGATATCGCCAATCTCAATCCGGATACGCCGGCCGTGCGCGCCGCGATCGAGCAGGCCATCCTCGACATGCTTTTCGCATACGCCACACCGGGGCAAACGATCTATGCGGCGTGGAAATTTGCCGCCGTGATGAGCGCGGCCGGCGTGGTTTCTTTCGACATGACGACGGTTGAGGACGACATCATGCCGGACAACGGCCACATGGGAACCCTGGGCGACATCTACTACAGCACCGTGCCGGTGCCACCGCCGGTCTCGCAGCAAAGCATCGCCTATTCGAGTCATGGCTAATGGCCCCGACGTCCACGTTCGCCGCAGCGGCGCGGACTATGCCCAGGCTTTTCTGGCGCTGTTGCCGCAAGGACCAGCTTGGCCCAGGCATGCCTTGTCGACTCTGGTCCAGACCTGCAACGGCCTTTCCGACTATTGGGGCTTCGTCGACAGCCGCGCCGCCGACTTGTTGGAGATCGAATCCGATCCGCGGCTGACGGTGGAGTTGCTGCCGGACTGGGAGCGCAATTGGGGCCTGCCAGATCCCTGCGTGAATGCGCCGCAAGGCGTTGTCGCGCGCCGGCAAGCGCTGCTGCTGAAGATGACGATGCTGGGCGGGCAATCGCGCCAGTTCTTCATCGATGTGGCGGCGTCGCTTGGCTACACCATCACCATCACCGAATATCTGCCGTATATATGCGGCATCTCGCGCGTCGGCGACACGCGCTCGACGTTGGACAATCCAGACGATCCGACGCGCTACATGTGGCAGCTCGGTGCGCCCGAGCTTCGATATTACTGGACAGTCCACGTCAGCGCGCTGTCGCTCACCTATTTCCGTACCGGCATCAGCGAATGCGGAGTCGACCGCTTGCTGGCGATCGGTGTCCCCGAAGATCTCGAGTGCATCCTCGATCGCTGGAAGCCGGCGCACACCGAGATCGTCTACGACTTCTCGCAGGTCGTCGCGCTTGATTTCACCCAGACATTCAACACTCAATATCTCGCGTTGGGAATAATGTAGATGGACAACAAGCAAATCAAAGACGGCGTCGGCAACCTCTTCAACGTGCGCATGCGCGATCTGTCGGCTCTCGGCGACGGCTCGCTGCAACGCTCGATGATACTGACCTCAGGATATCCGCTCGACTACGGCACCGGCGGCATGTTCCAGCATTGCGCCAAGAGCGGCGTCATGGCCGCTGGGCTCGCCGCTCACTCACCGATCTATTCGTTCTACTGGCCGGCGACGCTGCTCGGCCTGGTGCGGCGCGTGCGGCTCAATGCTTGGACGCTCGATACCGCATTCGCGGCCGGGCTAGCGACGTTCGACCTCTACGCCGCCCGCAGCTTCACCGCGCCGGACGGCGGCGGCGCGCTCGCCGATCTCAGCGGCGAACATGCCCAGCTGCGCACCAGCATGGGATCGTCGCTGGCGGAAATCATGGTGGCCACCACGGCCGCGCTGACTCCCGGTACGCGCACGATCGATCCCGATCCGCTCGACTCGCGCACCGTGACCGCGCCGATCGCCCCCAGCACTGCGTTCATGTCCGGCGCGCTGACGCTCTTTGAAAAGCTGCAGGACGAACACCCGCTGATGCTCGTCACCAACGAGGGCTTCGTGATCCGCGCCACCGTTCCAGCGGCAGGTGATTGGTCGTTTGCTGTGACGACCGAGTGGAACGAGGTCGTGGTTTTCTAAAAAGGTTCGCAAAAATGCAATACAATCAACCCTTCGATCAGCCATCGAATCCGAACGCCTCCTACGTCGACGGCAACCCTGCGGCGGGCATTCAGGGCTCGATCGTCCCCGCGGCGTCGATCGAGTTTCCGCAGCGCGAAATCATGAACGCGATCCAGGCGGCCGGTCTGGTCGGCACCAACGCCGACCTGAACCAGCTGCTTGAGATGATGAAGATCATGGACGTGTTCAACCACTTCAAAGTGGGCGCGCCAAATTTGGGCAGTGCTACGCAATGGAGCACCACCGTCCCGACGCTGCCGATCATGCCGCCGCCGTTCGGCACCGCGATTTGGTTCAAGGCGGTCTATCCGAGCGCGCAGGGGGGCACGGTGTTCTCGGTCAACGGCAGCTCGTTCATGCCGGTGGCCAACGCCGATCTGACGCCGATTGCGATCGGCGACGTCCTCGGCACCGGCTGGCTGCTGCTGTTCTTCGACGGCACGCGATGGTTGATCGTTGCCGGTACGCAAGGACGTGTGCCCGGCACGCTGCCGCTGCTGCAGAAGAACACGAACTGGTATGTCAACGGCACGACCGGGAACGACACCTACGACGGCACTTCGCCGACCTTTGTGACTGGAAAGATTGGACCATTCCTGACGATCCAGCGCGCAAGCGACGAAGTCCTCAAATACAATATGAACAATTACGCTCAGATCATCAACATCGCTGACGGCACCTACACAGTTACGCAGCCGGTGTATTTCCGGCCTCTCAATGGCACCGGCACGGTCTACGTCAAGGGTAATTCGGCCAACCCGCAGAACGTGACGGTGCAGGTCCCGGCGGCCGCAAATCTATATTCTTGCTTTTATCAAACGGGTGGCTTCTATGACTACGATGGCCTGCGCTTCACCACCGGCGCGGGCCAGCTCGACGGCATCACGGTCACCGGCGGCAACGCGCAGTTTCACAACCTGCACTTCGGCCCCTGCGCGCGCTTCCACATCGCCGCCGGCCAATCCGGTACGGTGGTCTCGTTCGGCAACGGTACGATAACCATAGAGTCCGGTGCCAATGCGGCCGCACATATACGGAGTGAAGACGCCGCGTTCTTGACCTTTCCAGTTCCGTATCCGGCACAGTGGCCGTTGTTGAACATCCTCGGACCGGTCACGTTTTCTTCGTGCTTCGTCACCGCCGCCACGCTCGGCATCGCGCAGATGCACTACACATCTATCACCGGCAAGGCGAACGTCACGGGTCCGATGTGGAGCTCCATAGCCAATGCTGTGGTCGATTCGTACCAGGGCGGCGCCAGCTACTTCCCCGGCA